TTGATTTCAAATTGAAATTAAATGAATCAACGCCACCAAGTCTGTTCAGCCAATGCAATCTGACAGGTTCATACTTGCTACATTGTTGGTCCAAATTAAATGTCACAGCTTCTGATTCCTGTACATTCGTGCTGTCCAACAACATGATGGTGTAACTTTTGGCACCATTCAGAACAGTTGATGGTGTGCTTCCGGTCATCAATGATGCATCAATGTTGGCAATGTCCTGTGGACCAATTGCAATGCGCCAATATTGTGAATCGTAATTGTTGGAAGTTGGATATGGTGATGTGACAAATCCAGATGAAAGCAATGTTCCTGTGCCATTGGCATCATCGTATGCATTGATTAGAAACTTGTTTGCACTTAGCTTGTCGTTCACGATGTAATACAACCAATCTGATTGTGCAGAATTTATGTTTCTGATGCTTGGTGCATCTGTCAAAAATCGCTTGCTTGTTGATGGTGCATTGATTATAAAATCATTGTAATCAAAATCAAGCCAATCAACGATGTTTCTCACACCATTCCAAACAGATTTCTGTTCGAAGATACTCACACCAACATCTTTATACCTGTCAGTTGCTGCATCAATATCTTCTTCATTGATGACCATAAAGTATTCAAAATGGCTGTTGTCATTCTGGAAGAATGCCTGGTGATTCGCAGCAGGAATAGTGACATCATGTGTCAATTGTGACTGCATAATTCTTGAAACATCAAACCATGCAGTATTCTGCATTGGTGTTCCTTGGTAAATTCCAACAGATGGATATACGACCAACGATGCAATTGGTTGGTCACCTGCAACATATGGGTATTTCAATATGTTTACTCTAAATCTTAGCGTTTGTGTGTACAAAGTGGAGCTCACAACATACCTATTATCATTGTATGCCAATGAATAGTCAGTTGGTTGTTGGCTTACGCCATTTGAAGAAACAATAATTGTTGCCATTAGCCTTGTGATTCGATAAATTTTTTCAGTTGTTCCATCGTCAATGCGACATCATCGGCAATGGCTTCTTCAATCTCAGATGGAACTGCTCTGGTGATTGGTTCCGTGTACGGGTCAATCCAATTTCTTGGTCGCAATCCGTAGTTAGCCAAATTGCGTGAGATTACAAATGCCAAACCTTCATGCTTTGATTGTGTCCATTTTTCTGTGTCTGAATTTCCTTTGAATCCACCTATCTTATCACGGATGGTTGGATTGCTTAGCCATTCATAGATATCACCATAGTTTTCTGCAAAGTTGAATCTATTTGGTCTTGGTCCATAGGTACCTGTTCCTTCATCCAGGTCCAGACCATAGTCTTCCATCGTGATGTACATACTATAGATGCCACCAAAGATTTTGACTTTTGGCTGTTTTGGAAGACTGACTGATGTGTTCAGCCTGCCTGTGGCCACCAAATTATTGTCATTGATAGATTTGCCCAAAGCATTGGTGTATGCTTTACGGAATCCATTCAATGTGTCCACCAATTTGTCAAATGCCATGCTTCAGTCCTGCTTGCTGTTGAATGTTTTGCTGCCTATCATGCGCCTGTTTTTCGCGATAGAAAGTAATGACATTAAATAGTTCTCTGATTGGAAGACGGAAGAAATGGTTCCATTTGCTATGGTCATTGTTTGCGAGATTGTTGACCAAGTCGAGCCATCCAAATCTGGTTTGATACGTTTCAACTGCTTTCCCGCTTCCTTCAACTTCTTCTTCGCCATCATTGCTGAATAGACCTGCATACTGCTTGCGAAGCTCTTGTAACTTTCGAAAAAAAAAGCACTCAATGGATATACAACATTCATCTTGGCATCCTTCATTTCAGCAGCAACTGCCATGTGCTTGTCAGAATCATAGATGCCATCTTTCCATCCAAACCATTTCTTGGTTGATGGAATGCAGAATAATGCCAAAATTTCTGCCATATTTTCCATCACCTTATCCTGGTCATTCATCAGATGCATCAATGTGATATATTGCCCACCCGTTAACTGCTCCACATCTGATTCAATTCTGTACTTGGTGCCATTAACCATCATGTATTTCTGCAGCTTGCCTTGAACTTCTGAAGATAGGAATGCCAATGATTTCATAATCTTGGTGTATGATTTCAATGATATTTTTCTGGCATCTGATTCTGACCATCCAGACATGATGCTGATGATGGCCACATTCTTCTCATACTGTTGCAGGTCTTCATGTTTCATCACATTCTGCAATGCGGCAAACTGCTCCACAGTCACTTCGGACCAACTGCTTGGTATTTCAATTTCGTTCATTCTTCTTCTTTATCTGTTCTATTTTTCTAATCGCCCAATTCACACCTGCATCACCGCCCCAAGCTAACCAAGATAAACGGCCACAGCCTTCACCAAGTTTGCGCTTGCTGTTCCTTTTGTGCCGGATGAATGCTGCCATTCGTTCAATTGTTTCCACGCTGATTGGTTCACGTTTTGAAATTTGCCTTGCTCTGGCTTTTCCGATTGGTCCAGAACATCCTTTCCATCCGTACTTTTCAGCATATCTTAATGCAGCCTTTGCATTGTCAGATGCTGCCTGTGGGTAGTCATCATATGCTTCTTGCATTTTCCACACTTTGCCCAATCTATGAAGAATGTTCATCTGTTACCTTTCAAGTAAATAGCAAATTGTTCATTCTGTATCTACAGCAAATCTTAACATCAGCAGCCTGTCATAATACGGCATGAACAGCCTGTTGCCTGTGTTTGCCTTCAGCACCTTGATATGGCTGTCAATCATCTGTGGCACATTGGTCACAACTTCACACTTGCTGATTCGCACCTGCTCTGGAAATGTCATTTCCTTCAGTTCCTTTTCAAGTCTGTTCAATGGTATCATCTGCTTTCTTTTTCATGCACACTTGGCACACCTTGCCACCATTGATGTAATCATTTCGCCACACATGGCTGCATTCCTTCTTCATCTAACTGCATAGGTTCCAGATGACATTGATTTGCTCATCACAGCATATCTGGCTGCATCAATCGCATGATTGCTATGGTCCACAGGAATGTTCAATGATGCACCTGTTTTGTCTGTCTGCCATACATAGCCACGCAGTTCCTTGATGATGTTGGTTGATGATGATGTCACCATCAATGGCACCTGCTGCATTTGGTTGATGCCATACATGATGCTGTCCTTGCCTTTAACAGCTCCACGGATTCTGTGGCCATATCTTCGCAGTTCATCTATGCTTTTAGGTTCGGAAGAATCTGCAATGATTTCCACACCTTTGAAACCTTCCAGGACATTGCTGATGTCCTTGTTTGACATTCCTGTTGCATAGTGTATTTCATGCAGCCACAGCTTGCCATCTGCTTGCCTTACTTCAACAATGGCTGTTGCATCATTCGTGTAGCCCCAATCAAGGCCAATGCATCGCCACCTGTAATCATCTGGCAATTTATCGCATTGGTTCCATCCATCAAACACAACACCCTGCAGGCTGCCTATTTTTCCAAGGCCATACACTTGCCACCAATTGTGCCAATAGGAAGAATGCTTTGCTTTTTCTTCTGCCTTCTGAATATCCTTTCTGATTGTATCTGGTAGAGCTTCGTTATCCTTAAATGTCAGAATCAGATGTTCAGAATCATCTTCTTGCAGCACTTCGGTATGCGCCCAAAACTGCATTGTTGGGTTAAAATCTATGAATATTTCATCAGATGTTCTGATGGCAAGCTGATAGTATGATTCAAATGGAATGTTGTTTGCTTCGTTTACATAAAGAATATTTCTTCTGGCACCACGTAGCCTTGCTTCCTGGTCTGCGCTGAAGAATTCGATGTAGGAACCATTGCCGAATGTGTAGGTCAATAGTGACCTGTTCCACGCAGCATCATTGTACCTTCCTGTGATGTTCATCACCTTCAGAAAGTCCTTCATTGCTCCACGCCTTAAATGTGGCACAGATTCAGACACTACAGAAATTTCAAGGCCATCTGTTCTGGCTGCTCGGTCAATTAGAACTGGAAGAATGCCAAAGGTTTTGCCTGCTGATGTGCCACCTTGGATGACCTTCTTGCGCTTGGTCAGCTTGCGAATTTTGCGAATGGCTGTTGTGTAGACGAATTGATTCATTCATCATCACCAAACAATGGCTGTTCACGATGTGTCACTTCGTGTTTCTCTGTAAGATTGTTTAGTCGTTGTGTGATGCTTGTATTGTAGATGCCAAGCATTCCACCAATTATTTGACATTCACGGATTTCTTCCTTTATCGCGCGACAGACACCAATGAAGTCGCTGTAATAATCATCTTGGTTTGTGAAATACTGTTCAATTTCTCCGTGATTATTTCGGCAGAATCGTTTGAATCCTTCAAAGGTCATTGGCACCTTCATGTAGTCTTCTCTTCGCTGTCCATCACGGCCAACATACTGCACAGTTGTCCATTCCTTTCCTTGTTTTTCAAGGTCTTTCTTGTAAGCATTCCAGGCATCATTCAAATCATCAGCCTTCTTGAATATTCTTGTTGGGTGTGCCATTACTTCTTGAAATTCATCAATGCCTTCTGTGGAGTATCACCAATGCCTTCCTTAAAATTGCCTTGGTTATTCCAATATTTATCAGCATCATCACGCTTGAATGTGTGCCACTTCATCGTGTACGTGTTCTGTGTGATGTAAAGGCCATAGTTTTCATGCTTCTGATTGTCCTTCATTTCTTCCTTCTTCGCTTGGACCTTGGCTTTGGCTTGTTTTCTTCAGCAAAATTCAACATCACTCTGGCCATTGTCTGTGCAGAATTGCCACAGGTGAAACACACACGTGCATTTCCGTGAATGGTTTTGTATGCATCTTCATATCCTTTCACTTCAGCCTTGGTCAATTGTCCACTAAATTGTCTGGCTGCCATCATTTGAAGCTGTGGCATCCTTTCATTTATAAATAGCAAAATTTCATTTTTGTCCATCACGCACTTTTTTTTCTTTGGCATACCGGAAGAATGGATATGCAACTACAATAATTATTGAAATCAATATCAACATCTTTTTTTTATCTTTTCAAGTCGTTCAATTGAACGCAGAATACTGTCCAACTTTCGGACCATCTTGTCAGCCTTCAGCTTGTGGCCATTCAATTTGACTATTTTGCTGCTCATGGCATCCAGAATAATTTGGCCTTGGTCATTATTCGCTCACATATCACAGCCATCAATGCCACCTGGACAGATGGCCAAACTTCCAATGTTGATGCTGCTCCAATAATCAAACCAATCCAGAACGACAGACACAGCGAACAATCAAATGGCTTGATACTCGCCCATTCGTCTATGTTCAGCCATCTTTTAATGTCTATCTGTATGCTGATTACTTCTGTCAGCAGTAATGCGATGGCCGCTCCTGATGCAGCGTTCAATAACAATTCCATAGTAGTCTTCTTTTAGTTGGTCCAATGTTCTACGGACCGAATTTCCAATTGATTTAAATGGTATGTCTGTTTTAGCAGCCACTTTTCGGTAGCTTCCTTCCTGGAGCCATAGCCTTAAAACTTCTTTATCATACCAATGGTACGAATCCAACAATGATTCAATGATGGTCATGTCATCTTCCTGTTCCCAATCATAACCATCAGCATCATCTGCAATATCTGGCACCTGCTTGTTGTGTGCAAATAGTCCATGCTTACGTGCAAATGTGGACCTTGGTGATGTGGCCATTGTCATCATTGTCCGGACAATATAGAAACGAACATAGCCACCATCATTGACCTTCTGCCATTTGGCATCATCCATCTGGAGCAGAACCATTGCTGCTTCTTGAATTAGGTCATCAGAAAACCTGTGACAGATACGAACTGCAAGTTCACGCAGTTCATCATCCGCCAACAGGTCAATTGCTGCTTGTTCCTTAGAATGGCAAGTCATCATTTCCAATGGCTGCGGCCTTTGCTTTAGATTTGGCCACAACCTTTTGCTTGGTTGATTGGTCTGCATCTGGTTTCCATGTGTCAACAGAAATGGACACATCATTGCCATATTGGTCCAATTCATCTTTGATGTTGATGTTGACCTTCATGTACTTTTTGCCGTTATATTCAAAGGTGTGTTCCTTTGGAATATTGGACAGGCAAACAGATGCTTTCAGCCATGTTTCACCTTTCTTCTGGCCATTGCCAATGTAGATTTTTTTCTCTTCACTCATGTTTTTAAGAATTTATTTCCACGAATATACGATTTTAAACAACACCACTATTCTGGAACCATCTGACAACAGTCTGTTGGTACCTGTTATCTGCTTCTTGCATCATGCTGTATCTGCCACCTGGCTTTTCGTTTGGCAATGCTTTCACTTCATTGCGCTCCAACAGGTATTGATATATCAAGCCCCACATTGGATATTCCGGCAGCCTTCCAAACTGTTGGATGTAGTTGATGGTCCAATCATACATGAACTTGCTGTCAATTGGATTGCTTGGAGCTTCCAATTGCTTTGGCTGAAACACAGGTTCTGCAGCCTTTGTTCGCTGTGTTTGGATGTATGCTCGCAGCACTTCACCAACTACCTTTGGTGATAGCTGTTGGCCATATGTTGACAAGGCCAATGGCTTGTTGTTCAAATTCAAGGTGCCAGATGCAGCCTTCTGAAATGCTGTGACCAATTTGAAATCATCAATGTGTGGAAATTCTGCTTCTACAAATCTGCTGATGATGTCGATTAGCATCTGACCTGTGTGATTTCGTTCAAATGATTTGCAGCCAACCAATAATGGCAGCTTGTGGATTGTTGCTTGTTGTATCATGTTTCTTCTCTATGTTAGTTACTCACAATTTTGTTACTCACAATATTCTTATAATTCCAAATTTAGTTTTTCAATTGTTTGGAATATAGGCAAAATTAACTGTGGCACCACAGCATTGCCGTATGCTTTTATGCTTTCGTTTCGCCATTTAGGAAAGGTAATATTGTCCAATCTGTTGGGAAGCCCATCATCTCGGCCACAAATCGGGGATTCAGTTGGGAAGTTTTGCCACCTTCCAATCTGTTCCGCAGATGTGTTTGCAAGTTTTCCTGTTTGACATGCCTGTTGTTTCCCATGTATCCTGTCTTGCCATCTGCTGACATTGGCGTTGGCAGCAGGTTCTGTGTCACGTGTGCTTGCAGACACGTTCCACCTTGTTTGAATTTCGTCTGCTGTTGGTGTGCTGTTGGTGTTGGCATCAGTCCCTGTTGATGCAGATAGTCCACATGGCTTTCCAGATATGACATCGCAGAATCGTGTCCTTTGCGTGCTGCTCTCGTTTCGTAGCCTTCCTGTCCTTTGGTCCTTGGTGTTGGCAGCATATCCGACAATGAAGATTCTGTCCCTTCTATGTGGCGCGTTGACACCTGCAGCAGGCAATAATATCGGTTGTACTTCGTAGCCTTCAGCTTCCAAGTCAGCACACACTTGTTCGAAGACCATACCGCCATCGATAGTAAGCAATCCACGAACATTCTCTGCCACAACGTATGTTGGCTGAATCTGTTGAATTGCTCGCAGCATTTCGTGCCACAGATAGCGTTCATCATCTGTGCCTTTTCGTTTGCCTGCAAGGCTGAATGGTTGGCATGGGAATCCACCTGTGATGATGTCAATTTCGTTTCTGTGAATAGTGAAGTCTGTTTTGATAATGTCATGATAACTGATTGAATTAGGGAAATGATGTTTTAAAATTTTCTGGCCAAATTCGTTCCATTCTGTGTGGAACACATTAGTCCAACCCATCCATTGTGCAGCTAAATCAAAGCCACCAATTCCAGAAAAAAGTGATGCGTGTTTCATTCGATTAGTTTACTTGAATTACTTGGTTCATCTGCTTCAAAGTCAAATTGAAAACCATCATCATCCGTGTCTTTGATTCTGCGAATCCAGGACAGCACAGCAGCCTTCCAATTAACCATTGGCACCTGTCCAATCATCCAACCTTTGCTTTCGTAATACAACCAAAACTTTTCTGATTCACCAATGTTTCTGCATCCGCAATGATACATCCAATCTTTAATATCGTCAATGCTTGGATGGATGATTTCATTCTCATTCACATTAGCATTTACATTACCATTTACATTAACATTATCATTTACATTAGGTTTTACACTTGTATAACCTAACTGTGTCAATGGTTTTGGTTTGGTTTTAGTTAGGTTACGTTTAGGTTTTGGTTTGGTTTTATTTGAACTTGGTCTTCCACCTTTCTGACCATTGTTGTATCTGGCAATGTTTGCATCAAGTTGTGGCTTGATTAGTCTGAATGCCAACTTTGGTGTGCCTTCCAAACATGGTTCTGCAAAGTTCAAAGCGTAGTCACAAATAGCATCAAACATGGCACATTTTTCTTCTGGTGATAGGTCTTCAGCAGCTTCGAAGAATGACCTATAGAATATAAAGCTGTCTCTCATTTGATGAAGTATTTGGTGCCTTCTTTGTAGAATCTGAAACCAAGTGACCGAAGAATTTCAGTCAATTCTGCAACTGTATATTTATCATCAAACATCAAATCGTTATCAATGCGCTTGATGTTGTGAATGACAGATGCATGGTTCATTTCTGCCTTGTCTGCAATTCGTACAATGCTCAATGCTGTTTCCATTTCCGGCTGTCGCAATAACCAAAACCATACTGCTCTTGCCTTCACAATATGCGCTTGCCTATCTTTGGCAAACATCATCTTTTTGGTCACGCTGTAATATTGCAACACAGCATTGGTTATGTTTTCCACGTTGACACCTTGCCTGTTGGTCAATGGCGCATTCACTACATGGTCTATCAATTGTGACCTGTACACATCGACTAACTTATCAATGCTGTCCTTCTGTATTTCTGATAGTTCTTCTTTCACTTCTCTATTTCTTTTACTGTTATAAATTCAATTAAATCCATCCAATCTTCAAACTTCATTGCCACAAAGTCTGGCTGATGGTTCTTTGTAAACACAACAACAGGTGTTCTGCCATCAATGGCTGCATCATCCTGTGATTGCTTCAACGCTGACCAAATGTTCAGCCGTTCCTGGTTCTTACATTCAAAGCTGAACTGCGCCAATGGCCCTTCCAAATCAATGATGTCACCTTTAATGGTCATGCCGCCAGACATTGGTGTTCTTCGCACATTGGTGCCGAATCGTTCATTCAATCTGTTGGCCACCTTGCGTTCAAATCGTTTGCCTTTGTCGTTTGCGTTTACCATTTCTTCAGTTCTTTACGATTAACAAACCAAGATGGACCATGTCCAAGGTCTTTCTTTCCTGCTTCCAGAATCATTTCATTGGTTGCGTAGCCAACAAGGTCAACTGTGCTGCCATCTACAATGGCCAGAACATAGATGTCATGTTTCAGATTTTTGAAAACAAGATTTCCATCCAAGTAGTTTGTAGATTTTATGTCTATTGTTGCGCCATCCCTGCTGATGAAATCAAATGAATCCTTTTCAAGATTTCCAATGATGTCCATGTGCAAATTGAACTGCTTACTGAATGCATATTCTGCCATGAATCCTTGTGGCGAAGCCTTATCCTTGTCGATAATAGTTGTATCTAACTTGGCACCTTGCCACATTCGCAATGCGCCCATCATCATGCAGATGGCCATTTCACGTGTTGTCAATGTCACCTTCATGCTTTCAGAATTTGGTCCAGGTATTCCTTTGCCTGCGCTAATCTTTCAACCAATTCCTGTTGCATATCATTGTCAGCAGGTACATTGATGATGACCATTCTGAATGCTTCAGCTTCAATCCTTGGGTCAAAACTGATGAAGTCACACGATGTGGCACCTGTTGCGAGCATACATCCTTGCATCTGCCATATATACTTCTTATCAATTTCTTGATTGATTACATTCTTCAGATGATTGGCTGTGTTGTACGGACACTTGATTTCAATCAGCTTGTTGCTGTCCTTCACTTTGCCATCTGGTGAGCCACCCGAATAGTCTGAAATCTCGCAGAATCCAAGTTCTTCAACTTCACATCCTGTTCGCTTTTCATATTCCTGTCTGGCCACATCTTCAAATTCATTTCCATGGTCCAATGCTGCACCAAATATCTGCACACGTTCACCTGTCAGCTTCTGTGCTGCAACTTCCATCATGTAGCTGATGGCTGTGCCGCCAAATATTTCATCCTTCTTGCGGCCTTTGGTCATCAAATCACCAAACCTGGATGCTGTGAACTTGCCTAATCTGGCTGCAAACCATTCTTCTGTCTGCTGTAGTTCTGTCTTTTCTTCGAATATGTCCATGATTACTTGGTTTTATTTGCTGTGAAGTCATCAGATTCATCCTGTCCATATACGCTGTGCTGATAAAAACCCGAAAGTTTAAGGCAGATTCTGCTCAAAGAACGCTTTTCGGCCATAGCAACAGGATATTTTTGCCGTGTGTTATCTGGAGCCGATTCGCCATAAGTTTCAATGGTGATGATTTCACCATCTGAACTTGTCATTTCACCAATTGCCTTGATGACCACGTGCTTGCAATCGTCTGTCATGTGGACCATTTCATACTTGACACGGATGCCACGATGCTGCTGAATCCTTTCAATGCCTTGTCGTGTAATTATCACAAAGCCCTGTGGCGATTTGAAAAAATGGTCTGCTGTTAGGCCATTTTCGTCTGCCAATCTTTTCATTGTTTCTCTTTCTGTACTTTTCATGCTTACTTATTTTTAATTGATTTCTGTTTTAGTTTTCAAAGTCAACATTGCCACATCTGATGTGATGGCCATCCAATAGAATGGCAGTTGTTCTGATGGCACATGAATGCCTTCATGGTAGTTATATTCTGCATCATACGCTGATAGCCATCTGCTGATGTCACCAAGCACATGGCGTTCAATAATTATTTGGCTGTCTGCGTAGATTATCACATCAGCCTTTGCAAGCTGATTGATTCCATCAATTCTGGTGATGATGTCCAACACAACTGCTTTAGCCGTGTCTGTCAAGTTATCTGTGCCATCCTTGTAGCACTCTATCAAATCAAGGTAGTTCATTGTGCTAATGTTTCAATGTGTTCAAAGCAAAGTTCTTCAATATCTACACCCATATCTTCCACAAAGTCTGTGATATCTTGCTGAACTACTTCCCATCTGTGAGTGATTGAATTAAACTTTTTGGTTTCAAAAGTGACATCGTAATTATCAATAGATGCCGAGCATCCAGGATAACCTGACCCATCAGAGTAATACATTACCGTTGATTCTTCTGGCTGATAGTCAAATGTGATTGTCACATCTGCTGATTCGATTGTTGTTTCAAATTTAAATTCCATTTTTCTTTTCTCTATATGGTTTATAATTGAATTACATCTTCAGAAAAGGCATCATCATCACCACAGACATCACAAATGCCAATCAATGCAGCTTTTTCATAGTTATCACAATAGGCCAAAACGGCCTGTGTTTCGCCACATTCGCAATGGCAATTAGCTTTCTTCTTGAATGGTTCGTAACCGTTGCTGTTTAGCAGTTCAATGGCTGCTGCTTCACTTTTCATACAATTGATAATCTTCATTTCTCTGTGTTTTAAAATGTTTCAACAAATATATGGAATAATGTTAATTACTTCCAAATAACTGCACAGGAAATTTCACACGTTTATGCTAACGTGCTGACAATCAACTAAATAATTTTAACAGTTAATTCACAGAAAGCCACGTGTCATCATCATCTGACTGATTTTTGACGATGTGCAGGTACATTTCTTCTGTGTTCACCAAGGTCCTATGGTATGCATCAATTTCACTTTGAATGTCCTTGTTCCTTTGGCTAACTTTCCAAACAAGCACAGCCAAAATGATTGTAAAAAAAACAAGTATCAACAACAGAATCATTGAAATTATCAGCAAATTAACGATTGTCTGAATCACCTTACTTTGCCCTTAATGATTCGCAAATTATCAACTTCAAAGTCACCATTTGAATCAACACGAATCACAGCGAATCCATGGTTCCATTTGTTCACAGGCATATAGCCTGGATGCAGTTCAGACAGGCACCCTGTGGACCAAGTAGTAACTACCTTGCCATCCAAATTAGATTCTGAATGCTCTGATGTTTGATGGTTATGCCCACATATCACAGATGCCTTTGCTCGCATATAATAGCCACGTGCAGGATTCACAGGTGAAAAGACTGACCTTCCAAATTCATGGCCATGCATGATGGACAGCTTGCCTGCCTTTATCACACGTTTGTCCTGTATCAATTCACATCCAAGTTCACCAAACTTCAGCAGTTGGTCCATCGTGAAGTTTGCTGTGCCAATCAGTTCTGGTGCCTTAGTTCGCAGATATGCTTCATAGCGTTCTTCATGGTTGCCAAGTTTGAAATAGAATGGCACACCATCAAATTCATTCCGGAACACCTGCAGCAACTGCCGTGTTGCTTCCAATTCTTCGCCAAATCTTCGCTTTCTTGGATCACTTTCATACCTTGATAAAGCATAGCAATCAACTGTGTCACCATTGAAAACAATAGCATTGACATTCTGCTGCTTGCCATATTCAATGGCCTTGCTGACTGCTTCAATGTTGTGATATGGAACATGGATGTCTGACAACAGCAGGATTCTTGTCGCAGCTTTCGGCAAAACGAATGGTTCCCATTCTGCTTCATCACTTTCTGGAAGTCCAAATGGATTTGCCACGCCCAATGCTTTGG